AAATGATTGAAGAGGTAGCCTAATCACTATGGGTCGCAAGTTATCTAATCCACATACTATGCAAAAGAAGTTACGCAAGATACTTGCTGACCCTTTCCTGTTCATCCCGAGATTAAAGATTAAAAACAAGAAGGGCAAGTTAGTTCGCTTCAAGTTAAATGCAGAGCAAGAGGAAATGCTCAAAGCCTTTACTACTCAGGACGAACATATGATTATCCTAAAGGCAAGACAGATAGGTTCCTCTACATTAGTATCAGCATACCTCTTTTGGTTATGGTTTACTTCAGAGGAGCCTATCACTGTCGCTATCCTTTCACACAAGTTGGCTTCATCAAAGCACATACTTGAGATGTGGTTCAGGTTCTATGACAATCTTCCTCCACAACTTAAAGGTGAGTTAGAAGTCCGCAACACTACAAGTATGAGACTTCCTTCTGGTGCAGAGGTTATCGCTGTATCTGCTGAAGGCAAGGGAGGTCTTCGTTCTTTCTCAGCAAACTACATTCATCTATCAGAGTATGCCTTCGCTCCTAATGCTGATGAACTAAAGGCTACTGCTATTGCTTCTCTAAATGATGGTAGGTTGTTTCAGGAATCTACTGCAAATGTCTTTGGTGATCCACATCATGTAGATATCTTGAAGGCACAAAGAGGAGAGGCAAACTTACATCTACTTTTCTTTCCTTGGACAATGCACGAAGAATACCGTAGCAATCATAGAAGTTGTAAGTCTTGGACTGATGAAGAGAAAGAAGCACAAGTACATTATGACTTAGATCTTCCTCAGTTGTATTGGCGTAGAACAAAGATACAGCAACTTGGTTACCACAAGTTCATCAGAGAATATCCTGCCACTATTGATGAAGCATACGCAGGACATAGCCAAGCATACTTTAGTCCAGAATGTTTTGCTTATCTAAACAACTTGAGCATTGAACCACAGGACGATTACTTTAATATCTTTGCAGACTACAGCAAAGAGAATGCATACGCCATTGGCGTAGATGTTGGTGGTGGTTCTGGTGGTGACCCCAGTTGCATAGTAGTAATGGACAAAGTAACTTATGAACCAGTTGCTATCTGGTCATCAAACACCACAAGTATTATTGAGACAGCAGATAGGTTAGAACATATTGGCTACGAATATGGTGAGGCTCGTATCTTGATAGAAGAGAACTCAATAGGTTCAGCACTACTAAATGAAATGAGAAACAGAGGCTACACTAATCTATGGAAGAATCCTCAGAACAACAAAGACTGGAACACAAATGTAAAGACTAAGTTCCTAATGTTTGAAGAACTAAAGGAAGCACTAAAGCAAGGTGTCATCAATAATCTAGATACACTTACACACGCAGAGTTGAGAGCATACTATCTAAATGATAAGGGCAGGATTGATTACCCAAAGAATCTACCCACACACGGAGACCGAGTAGTAGCCTTGGCACTTGCACTGCAATGTCTAAAGCAAGTTAGTTTACCAAAGGTCTTAGACTTACCACATTGGGTAAGAGCAAGAAGAGCAGAGCGAGTGGCAGCAGCCCACTCATTCCATACCAAAAGGAGATACAACTAAATGTCATATGGAAACTTAGTACGAGATAAGAGATCAGGAGATTTATATATCTTTTGTGGTACAGCAACAGAAGAAGACTACTACAAGTATGCACCACACAATCCCTTCTGGGAACTACAACAAGAACCAGACTTTCTACTTTGGTCTAACAAGAAGCATGGCTTTGTATTTATCGCACAATCAGTAGCACATCTTTACATAGAAACTGTAGAACTTGACAAGCACACTATCAGTGTAACGGAGAACAACTCAGATGCCCAGAACTGAACAAGATACCATTGGTCTTATACATACTTGCCTACAAGACCACAAAGAAACTTGGGGAAATAAACAGGAAGATATGCGTAGGCTTAGGTCTGCTTACCTTACCAGATTCTTTGAAGATGTTGAGTATGACCAGTCCACTATCAGAGTAGAAACTTCTGATGCTTATACTTTTGTAGAGTCTTACATTGCCTCTCTCTTTGAGAAGTCACCAGCAGTTGAAGTAGACTCTATGAAGACTGAGGTAGAGAATGTAGAGTTAGCAAGAGCCTCTGTGAATAGTTGGTTAGAAGGCAACAGGAAGGCGTTAGAGAACGGAAGTCGTCTTGCCCTCATCTACCCTATGTCATTTTTTAAGATGTCTCCTGCGGTATCTGAGGACCCTTTACAGCGTGTTCGTATTAGAGCACTTGAACCTTGGCAGGTAATCTTAGATAGAGATGCTGACCTATGGGAAGAGCAGAGATACTGTGGGCATCACTATTACATTCCACTACAAGAAGCAAAAGAAAAATATGGGAACAAGCGTTTCACTCCTGTAAGTAAGCCAAACTATTTCCACGATTATGATGGCACAGTTGTAGATAGAACCAATAGTCTCCCAGATGAATACCAGTACATTGAGGTTGTAGAGTTCTATGACTTTATGTATGATATGCTTTATGTTTACTCACCTAACTGGAAAGATGGAGGACTACTTGAAAAGAGAACCATTCCTCTCAGGACATATGACAACGAGCCACTTGTTCCTATTGTTGGTCTTTATTATAGCCGTGTTCCTGATAAGCCTATGGATGGATACTCCACACTCGGAAGAGTTTATGATCAGATTTTTGAAAAGAATATAATCCGTACCTTCTGGGCTAATGCTATCCGTAGAGATAGCAGACAGTATCTTGTGAAAGAAGGAGCGATGGATGAAGAAGCGTTGGCTAAGATTACAGCGGGTGTTGATGGTGCTATTATTCCTGTGGATAATGAAACACTTGATGGGATTATTCGTGAAGTACCTGTTACGCCTTTGTCTACGAACTTTGATAGATACCTACAAATGGTTGAGTCTGACATTCAGAGAGGTTCTATTATCTCCCCTAACACAAAGGGCATCGCAACTAGGGCAACTGCTACAGAGGTTACTGCACTAGCACAATACACGGCATCAGAGATTGGTCGTATGGCAAGAGAGCGTGATGAAGCCATTGAAGATATTGCACAGATTTATACCAGAATGATGGTGTATACCTTGGAAGAAGATGACAAGCCTGTGATTATGGTAGGAAAGAAACCACGCTATGTTACAGCAGATGCACTGGACCACAAGTTTAGATACTTTGCTCTTGACCAAGCAGCAACCCCACTATCAAAAGAACTTAAGAAGCGTCAGTTGTTAGAACTTCTACCTGTGCTGAGTCAGTTGCAAGTTCCCATTGATAAGATCCGTGAGGAAGTTATTAGAGAGTTTGGGCTACCTGATACATTCCTTGAAGTTCCAGAACCACAAGAAGGCTCTGTTAGAACAAGGGCAGAGTTGGTAGAAGGTGAGCCTACCAATACAGCAGAGGCTTTGGCTGGAGAACTTATTAGTTCACAGCGTTCTATACCTTTACCAATACCGGAGTAATATAAATGCCAATATACGAATACGAATGTAATACCTGCAACTATTGGACAGACAAAATCCTACCAGTAAGTCGCTGCGATGAACCACAAGAATGCCAGAACTGCGGCAACACACTTAAGAAACTAATCTCTATGCCAGCGAAGACTGCATCCCTTTGGGGTGTTGATTGGAGAGAAGGTCTTTCTTCTAACAAGTTCTCTACAGCATTAGGTCGTAAGGTCAGTTCTAAAAGAGAAGAAGAACGAGTGATGAGAGAGAAGGGCTTTGTACCTGAGTCTGATTTAGGTAAGCACTTTATTGATGACCATAGACAGAAGATGCACAATGCTGAGAGAGAGCAAGCAAAGATAAACGAAACTTACAAAGCCAATCTTGAGAAGAACAATGGGGACAAGATAAAGGCTGTGACAGAAACCTTCCCCGCTCACGAAATGCTAAAACAATCATAAGGAGATTACAATGGCAAGAGAAATGGAAATCCAGATTCTGGGGATGGATTCAATGGACCCCGGTATGATGATGGCACAGGCTGAAGCCGAAGGTGCTATCGGTGACCTACGAGATATGGAAGAGGCAGAGTTTGAAGCAATGGCTCCACAGGGAGACTTTAGTAAAGCGGCTCTTAACAGCCTTGTAAGGTCCCACAACAAGGTTAGTAAAATGTTTGATATGGAGACCTACCCTGATTTTTCTGAGGGCGTAGAAGTCTTCCCAAGCCGCTTCGTGCGTGAGTTGATGATGATTGCTCAGGCAGTTGCAGATGCGATTGATGAAGGAGTTGTTGATGAAGAAATGATGATTGATCTTTCTGATGTTGCAAGTGATAGAGACCTTGCTCGTCTTGCTGGTAGACTTGACTCACTTAGCAGAGACAAAGACTTTAGACGCTTTCTTAAGGAAGGTCCTTCTGAGGGAGAAGTTAGTGAAGAAGAAGTTGCCGAGTCTGTACCTATGGATGAAATGGGAGACGACGAGATTGAGTCACTAATGATGGATAGAGTCTGATGCCCTACAAAAAGTATTCAAAGAAACAAAAGAAACTTGCTGCCGTTGCCCCACCTCGTAAGAAGATTACGAAGGCAGATCTCAAGAAGGTGAGGAAAACTAAAACCACTAAAAGGAAGGCTAAAACATGAGTGAAGAAGTAACAGAGACTGGTCAGTCTGAAACAGTAGAAGATACCAACACCGAAGTTACCCAAGAAGAAACAAGCGACATTCCAGAAGAGGCAGTAGATGCCTTTAACATTGATGAACTAATCAATGCGTCTTTTGATGAAGACCCTGTTATGTCGGGCGAACACAAGATTGGTGTACCTTATCAGGAAGTCTTAAAGCATATTCCTGAGAACGGAAGGAAAGTTATTCAGAACCTTCGTTCCTCTTACACCAAGAAAACACAGGAGATAGCAGCCATCCGTGCTGATTTGGAAGCCCAACGCGCTGACCTACTTCGTCAGCAGCAGTTGTTAAACTCTCCTGCCTTCAGAGAAAATATAGAACAAAAAGCAAACAGCGAAGAGAAGTATGACATTTGGGATACTGAAGGAAGACAGAAAGAGATTGAGCGTCAAGCAGCAAAGATGATGCAGCAAATGCTTGAGCCTCTACAGAACGAAATGAAAGTACAGCAAAGACAGAACCAGTTAGATAAGTTCAAGTCTGAGCATCCCGATCTAAAGGAACATCGCCTTGAGATTGCAAAGATGCTTAACACCCGACCAGAACTAAAGTTGGAAGATGCTTACTGGTTAGTAAAGGGTAGGGCTGCTTCTGAAGAAGCAACCAAACTCCGTGAAGAAAAGTTAGCAGGAAGACAGTCAAGTCGTGAAGGTCTATACAAGACTAGTAATGGTAAGAATGTTTCTCCCAGAAATATAAAGGCACCAAAGTTTAAGTCTGCTTGGGAAGCCTATCAGTTCCATAAATCACAGGGGCGAGTCAAGGGTACTTGACAACTAATCTATTGTTGAAAGGGATTCGTCCATCCTTTATTGTCAGAACCGTAAGGTCACCGGATATAAATAAGGACAACCCCCGAAAGCAATAGACTCCGTAAGGAACAACTTAGACTTTTAGGTAATACTTATTTACACCATACAAACAATAAAGGAGAAAAGTTATGGCTATTTCTAATGACCTGCTCTCCTCAACTCTCTACAGTATTAGAGATTCTGAGGTTGACCAGTTGTACCGTAAGACTGCCTTCCTTGATCTATGTAAAGCCAATGGCGGCATAGAGTACGAGGACGGTGGTATCAAGATCCAGCGCCCACTAAGCGTTATTGATCACTCAACGATCACCACTCTACCCACAGGGTATGAGCCAGTTTCCCTCGCAGTCAGTGATGTTCTTCGTCCTGCAATCTACGAGTGGTCTGACTTTGTGGCACCAATCGTTATCACCAAGAAAGAAGAGATGGAAAACCAGAGCGAAAAGGCAATCGTCAAGATTGTTGAGGCTCGTATGAAGAATGTTATGTCTATGCTTCGTCGCGAAGTTAACAAGCAGATTCTTGCTGGTTCTTCTACCACTCTTACTACCCTCAACACCCTAAACGGTGAGGCTTCCACTACCGGATTCCTTGAGGCTGGACTGCCCGCAGCCGGTACTCAGACCAACACTGTTGGTGGACTTTCCAAGAACGGACTAAATGTTCCCGGTTGGTTCAACGCCTTCCGACAGGGTACTGCTGGTACTATCGTAGACGATCTAACTCAGGTGTATCAGGACACTAATCAGTTCTCACCTTTCGGGGATGTTCGCGCTATCATCGTAAACCCAGCAACTTTCCAAGCCTACAAGGCTGCTCTATTCACCAACGAGAGATTTATGTCCGCAGATTCTCTTGATGCTGGTAGACTCCAGTTGGCTTTCCACGGTGCTGTAATGGAACAGGACAACGAGATGCCCGCCAACGCTGGCGCTGCTACTCGCTTCTCAGCACTACTACTAAACTTCGAGGGTATCAAGATGGTTATGCATCCTGATGGTGATTACTCCGTTGGTCCTTTTGAGCACATTTCTGGCACCACTGCCCGTGCAGCACAACTATATTGGAAGGGTCAGTTGATTGCTGACCACCTCCGTGGTTGCGGTGTTCTTTCAGGCATTTAATAAGGAGATAAAAAATGGCTACCCAATCATTAGTTCAGTACCTAGAAACAGAGCGTTTCTCCGCTTTCCCCGGTGGTGCCGCAGAAGGCATTGATCTTGCCGCAATGAACCGTCGTCAGGTTGAGGTTTACCTTTCTGGTGAAGCCCTCAATGCTGGTGATGTTGTTGCGCTTGACTTTGTAACTGCTGCCCTTACCGATGGTCAGCGTGCGATTCAGGTTGTTCAGGCTTCCGATAATGCTGCCCGACTTGCCGTTGTTGGTATTGTCCTTGGACCTGCTGATGCAGAGTCCGATGACGGTTCCGGCGGCGTTGTAATCGGCGGCAAGGCATCTGTCTGTACCCGTGGTCTTTGCGAGGCTAACCTTCTCGCTGGTGTCGCTCAGGGCAACGCTCTGTATGTCACTGCTACCGCTGGTTCAATGGATGACGCTATCGCGGCTGCACAGCCCGATGCTGCCGGTGTTCCTGTTGCTATCGCTCCCGAGGCTGGTCCTGCGGGCGCTGGTCTTGGCACCGTGTATGTTATCGCTCGTCATACTTGATTAACAAGTTAACGACTGCCCCTTGCTTCATTTATTTGAGGTGAGGGGCATTTTTGTACTTGCCATTTAAGGTGCCACATTGAATGTAATATATGTAGGGATGGTAAACGAACATCCTAACTTGACAGGCACAATAATAGTGTAAGGACTTTCAAGGAAGAATAAAAACTATGAACTTAAAAGAACTAAGAGAGCAAATAAAGAATATAACTGATTACTCTCCTGAACTGCAAGCATACTCAAATCAGTTAGATCAGTTACTAAACTTCAGTTACTATAACCTGTGGAGATCAAAGCGTTGGTCGTTTGCTCAGAAGCAAACTTTCTTGGAAGCATATCCAGATATCAACTCTGCCAGAGAACTTGGTCCCTCTGGCGGTGTAGCAATCACCGCCACTTACAATGACGGTCAAAGACTAATCACCTTCTCTGCTGATGTACATTCACTATTTGAACACAAAGATGTTTATGAAGGTAATGTGATTGAAGTTGATGGTAGAGAATATACTATTGTTCAGATTCTTTCTTCTACCACACTTACAGTTGCAGAACCAATGAGGTCACCAACTACCGGTCCTCTCACAACTGTCACAACTGGTTGGCAAGCCAAAGCAAGATTCTATACCTTACCAGAAGATTGTATTGAAATACTTTCAGTCGCTCACAGGGACATACCTGTTGGGAATCAGGGCGGTGGTAGGATACTTCCTCCATACGGTAAACTAAACGGAATACTCCCCAGACACGATGAAGAACTGGGTTTAAGAGAAGACTACGCAAGTTCCTATGCTGAAGCCTACATTCCTGTCCCCCCAACGGTTGTCCCGCCTGCGGAGAAACTAAAGATTGAATATCCTATCTTAGAAACCCCTGCCCCCACTAACTTACCTAATGGTGAATACTATGAGATTTGTTGGTCTTTTATGGACCCTGACAAGCAAGTTGGTCCTCTTTCAGAATCTGTTATCACTCAGTTTAATATTCCAGCACAATCAAACAACCGACTTAGAATCACTTTCTTAACCTTTGATGATAAGCCTGTACAGTCTTTCAACACAGTTTACACTTCAGGTCCCGGCACAAAGAGAACCTTTGAAGGTCTTAGAAAAGTTCTTTGGTACAATGCAAACTTCAATCACACTACAGGTGAAAGGTTAGGTCTTCCGCTTTGGAGACAGATTATTGTAGGTCAGGCAGTACCCGACCCTGTTACTCTTAACACTACTGTTCAGGATGACCCCATAGTTGTTGAGGATACTGTATCAACCCACTACATTTACAACATTGATGCTTTCAGACAGGGAACTAAAATCTACAGAGAATATGATGGTCAGCATCTAAAGATTAGACCTTACCCACGCATTGATGCTTTTGACTTTGAATACTTCCAAGTTGCACCATCAGGAGTTACACCACCCCGTATCAGAGACTTCTTCCGTCGTTTGGAAATGCGCTACTACTACAAGCCTGAACCACTTGTGTTAGCAACCGACACACCTAAACTTCCTTATGAGTTTCACTCCTTGATTGTATATGGTGCTCTTGAGGATATCTATAACAAGAATGGTAACTTGCAGTTGGCTAGAGTTTACCGAGATAAGATAGCCGCAAAGATGAAAGACTTTGAAAAGCGCTATGTTGATAGAACTGATATGCTTCTTCAGAAGGGACAGTTTGGTATTCAGCGTAGAAGGTTTATCTACGACCAGCAATCATTAAGGAATAAATCACTATGAAGACCAGTTCATCTGGTGAGCGTATCGCTGGTGGTATTGACCAGCGGTATCAGGCTCCTAACGAAACAGCATCTTCTATCGTTAATATGCGTAGAGATGAAACAGGTTTTGGCTGGATCAATGATAGAGGTTGGGAACCTGAGTCCGTTCCTAACTCTAACCACAATCTTGCTAATACGGGAAACCTTGGTATTGATAAGTCTCGTCTTTATGTTTGGACCCGTCACAGAGAATCTGAGATTTACAAAGTCTATAAAACTTCAGATGGTTTTCTAAAGTACGAACATGCAAACACTTTTGGTATGACTACACCAACATATCCTTTTGTTCGTTCCCTAAACTTTACCGCAAGAACCTCACCTAAGTCTGATGACCCAGATGAACAATACACTCCCTTTGGTAGATTCCTTACTATTGTTAACGGCAAAGACCTACCCCTAAAGTGGTGGGGTCGTGAGCGTGTGTTTCCTTTTGGATTTACATCACCTACACCACCTCCACAGGTTATTGGTCCTTACCCTGATTACTATGCAGGTAGTTGTGATATAGGTGCAGACCCACCCACATCTACTTATCCACCACCCAAAGGTGGAACTATTGCTATGGCTTTCTCAGGAGCAAACGAACCCGGTGGCTTAGGTCTTCACACTGATGATGATAAAGTAAATGTTTATCAGTACAAGGTTAGTTTTATTACAGACACAGGTTCAGAGTCGCCGCTTTCAACAGCGGCTGTTGTTCAGTGGCAAAACAATGGTGGTCTTAGAACTTATGCTACATTTATTGAGAGGCTTCCTGTTGGACCTCCCGGCACTGTTGCTCGTAGAATCTACAGAACCAAATCTCTTGGTGACCTTAGAAATGATGCAAGAGACCAGCAGTTTTACTTGGTTACACAAATCAATGACAACTGTACCCTAAACTACACAGATGTTATGCCTGACGATTTGCTTACTATTGCTGCGCCCACACGCTTTGCTTCATCAGTTATCTCTACCTCTTACCGATTCTCAGCAAACTGGGACAACCGTATGTGGCTTGCTGGTGGACAGGGCAACGAAACTCGTATTATTTATTCTGACCAAGGACTTCCCGAGCAGTTCCCAACCTTTAACTACTTTGATGTTGGCAACCGTTCCGGTGGTGCTATTACACAAATCTTTCCTTACTACGACAACTTGCTAGTATTCCGTGAGCGTGCGATTGATGTTGTTAGACCCGGTGGTAATGGAACCCTACTATGCACCAGATTGAGCGGAGACATAGGTACAACGGCTTCAAATACTGTAACCAATGTGGAGGGGCTTGGAGTTTTCTTCTTGGCTCCTGATGGCGTCTATGTCTTCTCAGGCGGTACTATTGGTGGCTCGTCTGTTAGGCTTGAGAGAGTATCAGATACTATTATGAAAGAAATGAGGAGGATATCTAAATCTTCTTTGGCTCAGGCTACTGCCGCATATTCCCACAAAGAAAAAGAATGGTGGTGTTTTTATCCTGTTGATGGACAGACCCATAACTCACGGTCTGTTGTCTTTCACACACAAGGTAATGTGTGGTCTTTCAGAAATGACTTGGTTGATAGGTTCGTAACAAAGGCAGATCTTTCTACCGAGGTTCTCCCACAGTTCAATGTAAACGGTTTGTCTACGCTTCCCGATGGTAGATTTATTGCTGCGTTCAAAAACAAAACAATCGTCAACGCACCAGTCATAAATACTAATCTTTACTTTCCCGGTGGTCTTTGTGTATGGGCAGGCTCAATGGAAGGACTACCAGCAAACCGAGTAACTGTAGACCAACAGGCACAGCAGTTTATT